CCTTCTCCTTCCTTTCTTCCTTCGTGCCAGACTCTAATAGCTGTTCTGGCTTGTAAATCTTGTGGCATAACGTCCCTGCCGACCCTGTAAAAACCCCTTCGTTGGTGATTAATCCTATAATTGCATCAATATCAGGCCAGTTAAACTTATCATTCCCGGATCTTCTCTCTTTGTGGGCTAAGTCGAACGCTTCATTGATCTTTTCTCGACTAAACTTAGCAATAACCTTTCCAAATTCCCTTCTCGCTAGGTCAGATGATACTTTATCAGGCCATTGTGTCTGCATCTTCACTGTTCCATACAAATTCTGTAGTCGCATAAAAAAATAAGCAATGGAATCTTTGTCTTCAGGACTAAAAGTCTGTGGCTTTTTCGTAGTCGTAGAAGTTTGAAGCGTAATCAGATCGTTTTTCGATAGCAGTTCGTTTATTTGCATTTTCTTTATTCCTCTTTTTGTCGCTTGCTTCCCAAGTTTGGACACACTTCTTCCAGTTCTGCATCTTATTCTTGCCGATCATCCAGCCTTTGCTTCCATAGAAGTTCATAAAGTTCTGCGCATCAATACCGTTGCCTCTCTCATCACAGTATTCAGTCACTTCTTCAAGCGTAGGTATCTTTAACTTTTCCTCATTTTCAGGTAACTCTGGGGGTTTACCCCCTTTATTATTAACTGTAATATTAACTGTAGTATTATCTTTAAAGATTTCTTGGGGAGGGTCACAAAGATTTCTTGGGGAGGGTATTAAAGATTTCTTGGGGAGGGTACCCAAATTTTCTTGTATACCCCCATCTCGAATTCTTATGTGTCTAGCCTCAATAGTTTTCGTGCCTTCCTTGTATTTCATCTGAACATCTATATAGCCGCAATCACGCAAACTACCCACCCAATTACTGATAGATACCTTACTGACGCCGTATAATTCAGCAAAATACGCATTCATTGCCCAACAATAGCCCTCTTTGTTGGTTAAAGCGGTAATTTCCCCATACAAAAGTCTTGCATTAGGGGTTAAACGCTTGTCATACCTTACTGTTGCAGGAATATTAGCGTAATAACTAGGGTTCGGCTCGCCCATTATTCGCCAGCCGCTATAAACTCGCTAACCTTAACGTCACAAGCTCTGGCAAGTTTCTCTAGTGTTGCCACACTTGGCAGACGATGCTCGTTATACGCTAGATTAAGTGTTGTCCTATCTACCCCTGAAATAGCCGATAGACTAGACTGATTCAACCGTCGGTCATACATCCAGTGGTCAAGTGCTTTTTTAATGTCTAACATATTAAATCCCTCATTAGTGAAACCCTATAGTAATTTAATTTAATATAATAGTCAATAGGGGTGTTGACAATAGTTGTTTGATAGTCCATTATGTCACTTCAACATCAGAGAAAAGGAAAAGAAAATGAACGGATGGAATGGTAGCGGCGAAGATTGGTTACACGGTGACGAAAATTTAACAGACGAGGCTTATCCACCAGTGTCCCCGGAAGAGATCGAAGAGGCGTTAGCTGATATTAAGCTAAGAGAGGAGAAAGACAATGAAAGCTAAAAAAATAAAACCAGTAACCCCTAGACCAAGAGCGTGGCCTTATATTTTGATGGTTAAAAGATGGGTAAAGGATAGAGACTCTGTTTCATTGGGTGATCTACTAACTATCCAGAAAGACTTAGTGAAGGACGCTAACAACATTTTTAACAAGGACGTCAAGAAAGGCGAGCTGCCATTTTCTGATGTATCTGCTAAACCCTTTCATGCAGCCTGTAGTGCAGTAGATGCGGCAATCAGGGCAAAAAACGGATGGTCTTCACTCGAAACACTGGAAAGGCCAAGCAATTCGATTCATTAAACAATATGAGGTGACAGCATGGCCAGATTAATAGATACAATGACTGCTGATCAGATGAAGCTGTCTTGGAGAGACTATCGCAAGCCACAAGGCACAGTGGGCCTCTATGCTTGGTTCGATGAAATGTGCAAAGAGATGCCTGGCAATAGAGGCTTTGACAAATACTTGAACGACCTTGATCGCGGCAACTACGACGGCCAACATGGTAAACAAGCGAAAGAGGGCGAGTCAGATGCGTATTATGTTGGATACGGAGCGCGTTACGTCTACGAGCAGGCTCAAAACCACCAAACAGAAAGGGGAATGAAATGAACAGTAGCGAATCAATTAAAAACTTAGCGGTTGCGCTAGTAAAGGCACAGAAAGAAATGGGCGGGGCGGTGAAAGACAGTAAAAACCCCTTCTTTAAGTCTAATTATGCAGACCTAACCTCTGTGATTATGGCAATCAAAGAGCCTTTTAGTAATGCAGGGCTTGCTTACACTCAGTTTCCAGTGAGTGAAGATGGTCGAGTAGGCGTGGTTACAAGACTAATGCACGAATCAGGTGAATGGCTAGAGCATTCCTATACGCTTCCAACGGTAAAGAATGACCCCCAAGCCGCAGGTTCAGCCATAACGTACGCAAGACGGTACGCTTTGCAATCTATTGCAGGGATTCCAACGGCTGACGATAATGCTGAGAGCGCAATGCTTCGAGGAAGTACCAGCTCTGCGGTGATAGATGAAAAGCAATCAGAGGAAATCAAAGGGCTGTTAGCAGAGTATAAGATAGACGTTAAAGCGTTTCTTAAATACTTCAAGACCACCTCTGTCGATCTAATGCTTGCCTCTAACTACACTAGAGCAATAGCGACCTTGCAGGCGAAAGCTCCGAAGTCTGGGGGTGAGTGATGAGAGAACTAAAATTTAGAGCTTGGCACATGGAAGCGCAAAAGTATTGCGAAGGGTCTACATCGAATATGTTTACGTGGCTTGAGGATGGTCAGTGCGTTGAGCTTGAGCAATTTACAGGACTACAAGACAAGAACGGCGTAGATATTTATGAGGGTGATATTATTAAAAGCTCCAACGGATATAAGCACCTCGACAAATACACGGAGGCCACTTTTTCTAAAGGCCGCTTCAGGGCTGGCGTGGGTGTTGGGTGGAATGATGGCACAAGTTCAAGCATAGAGGTCGTTGGTAACATACACCAAAACCCTAAGCTAATTAAAAAAATAACAAGCATATTCGGTGAATCATGAATAATTTATTAACGAGGGTGAGTCATGAGAGTAATTGATGATGATGATAAAACATTAGACACCATAGTAGAATTCTTGCGGTCGCGCGGTTGCATCGGCGAGCTAGTGAGTGCGGGTGATGTACATAATGCAGATAAGTTAGCGGAGCTATTAAGAGCCGAAGTCATGGAATGGTGGTCAGAGATAGACCCAGAAAACCCGGCCACTTGGTTGGACTGCTGGGCTTACGCTCTTGGTGAGCGCGATAGGGTTCTTATAGTGAGCGTGGACGATGAAGGCGTTTTCCATTCGTCCGACGGTAGAGGCTACCTTGATGCTCTGCCATTCGTAAAGGTTTAAATCAAACGATCTATCGGTAGTCACAATACCGAAAAGGGGAAAGAAATGATTATTTTAGATCACGAACAAGGAACCCCAGAATGGTTTGCCGCACGAATGGGCAAGCCCTCTGCGAGTTGCTTTTCTAAGCTCATTACAACAGGTGGTAAGCCGTCTACATCAGCCAGTGGATACATAGATGAGTTGATAGCGGAATGCCTTACAGGGGAATCAGAGCCGTTCTATGTTAATGAACACATGATAAGAGGTACTGAGTTAGAGCCAGAGGCGCGAGAAGCCTATGAGTATATATCAGGTTACACAGTTGATGAATGCGGGTTTATTCTTGACGACAGCGAGGCGTTTGGGTGTAGCCCTGACGGTATTATTGAGGGGTCTTTGCCTTTTATTGATGAAGATTTTATGTGGGGCTTGGAAATTAAATGTCCTGCCGCCAAGACCCAGGTGAAATACTTGCGCGACCCCCAGACTTTAGTTAAGGCTTACTATCAACAGATAATGGGGTGCTTGTTGGTGGTGCAAGATGCTGATTGGTGGGACGTATTCTCTTATCACCCTAATATGGGGCATGTGTTAGTTAGGGTAGAGCGTGACGAGGATTATTTAAAACTAATGGCTGTTGAGATTAAGGCCGCAACCGATGCAATTAAAAACCAGGTGGAGCGATTACGATGAAGATAGGTATTTCAGTTAGATTAGACGTAACAAAGATTGACAAGGCGCGATTATATAAAGGGGAGAAAG